GTTGGACAGAGGGGCTCGACCTCTCGAGGCGGTGGCTTAACCTTTCGGTTAAGCCGAACCGTTTAGAGGTTCGGGCCGACACTGTCCGGGTTCCGTACGTGAGCACGGAACCCCGGAAGGCCGAAATCACCGTTACCACTGAATTTGGCGCTTGGTCGAGGTCTATCCCGTTAAGGTGGGCTGTAAAGCCTCCCTCACGGGACCCCGGAGAGTTAGGTCCCGGCGTTGCCGGGGCTTTACCTCCCTGGGTTACCCTTGGCCCTGCGGCACATTCAGTGGCCTCCATCGCCAACCGCTACGCACAAGTGTCGCGGGTTCTCCGGATTCTATGGCCTGGGCTTACCCAGTTCCTTAGAAGTCGGGGGATCCCACCGTTCTTGTGTCGTACGCTTGGCGGAGGAGGCGTCCCTCTCCGTCGCGGTCACGCTGTGCGCATATCCAGGATTGCATCCCGGGTATGGCGGAAGGCTTTGGGCTGGTCCCTTTATAGGTCCCACCCCCCAGCGTCTTTCGCATCTTTGTGGGGGTAATCATTATCTCCTGCCTACCGCGTCTCGCGGAAGGATGCTGAGAAGATACCCCATAAAGATCGGACAGCGTGGACCTCCCGAAAAGGGGCCTCCTTAACCGGACCGTGGCGGAAGCTCGGACTTCTATCCGAGTTCATCGACCGACGGTCTGGTAAGGGAGCCCTGTGGGCTGTCCGGAAGGGCCATCCTTTGGTTGGCCGATCCGCGCATCCCAAAATCGGGGAGGTCGCGAAACGGTTACGATTAGCAATCGTATCGGCTTCGCGTCGCGGCGGGTTTCTCCGCCCAGGGGCGCCCGAATCGAAGTTACTTCGGAGGCTTCGCGAGGTAGACGAGTCTACCGTCCTGTGGTCAATGCAGACCCCAGGCGCTTAGCATCCGCGAGGTCTTCGGTTCGCGCGCATCTGATCGGGGAAAACAAGAGATCGAGCGGAGTGGATCGGATGGAAGAAATTGTCGAAGGAACCTGCTAGGCTTAGAGGGTTGCACCCTTTATT